GGCTTCCCGTCAATGAACACCTCATTGGGAGCTTCGGGGACACGATCTGACCTCATCAGATACTCGCCAGTGCCCCGATCGACGACATGGAGACGAACCGCTCCCTCGTCGTACATGCTCGTGTCGGGGGCATAGCCACCGTGGTAGCCCTGCATGGTGCCGTCGTGGTACTGGACCATTGCCCCCGGGTCGAGCGGGGCATCCTCAAGTTTCGTTGTCAAACGAGCAAGAGCGTCTTCATGGATGTAGCTGTTGAAATGGGGGACTCGCCGCCATTGCGTCTTTGTCTTCGGTGTAACGAACCACCAGAGCAGACAGGTTGGTGAAGAACTCGGTCTGGTCCTCGGACCGTGACCACTTCTGGAAGTTCGAACGGTCCACATCGCGCATGATGATCGCACGGACCTGATCGGTGCCGGCCCCGTTCTCGAACAGGTTCGGGCCGAAGTCCAGCACGCCGGAACGGTTCAACCAAGGCTCGAACGTGTGCCCGGTCACGGCTGTCACCTGTCGTTGCAGGACAGGATCTTCCATCATCATGCGGGCCACATGACGTTGCAACTCGGCTTCGGTCCTGAACCGGGTCCCGACCCGCCCGAGCAGTGGAGAAGAACCGATCTTGAGAAGGCCGTTCGCTATATCGACCTTCGAAGGGATCTTCGTTGCTTGAGCCACCTTGTGGATGCCACCACCAAGGCGTCTCGACATTCGTTCAACCCAACCGTCCATGTTCTCGACGGTCACCGCCCATTTCTTCTCATTACGGATCTGGTTCTGGGCCTTGACCAGAAGATCTCGACGAAGCTCTGGGGTGGCAATAGACCAGTCCTTGTGGGCCTGAGCTATCTCGGTTGCCTTGCGCTCGAATCGACGACCCTTCAACCCGGCCCATTCGGTCGTCTGGTACATGAACCAGTTGACCGGACGGAGCACCGTTAGCTCATGGACCTCCTGGGCGATCTCCTCAGCGTTGCGACCCTTCGTGATGACCGCAGCCCCACCACGAGTCGGCCGCAACCCGGAACCAGCGAACGACAACCTCGAACGAAGGTAACGGACCGGGCCTTCACGAAGGATGAAAGCCAGCATCTCCTCACCGGCAGCACGAGGAATGAACCCGATACGGAGAAGCTGCAACGGTGCCCAAATACCTCTGACGAAATGGTCAACGAAGTTCGGGTTGGCGGCACCGAACAAGTACCGGTGCATGTTCAAGCCCTTGGTGGCGGTAGCGATGTCCTTGAAGCTGGGGATCATGATTACGTCATCGCCGGCAGTGCGGGTGAACAAGGCCGCATGGGTCCTGACCCCATGATTCACAACCTTGTCACGACCAAAGATCGAATACGACTGACGGAGCTTGCCAACGAACTTCTCGTAATAGTTGGTGACCGCCCCATCCGTGTAGGCGGTGATCCCGGTCCGGTAGAAGAGGTCGCTGAAGAACTTCTCGACGATCACTTCACGCTGGGCTACGTCACCGGCAGCGAAAGCACCGATGTATTCGTCGATCACCTTGCGGGGCATATGGGCCAGAACGCCATTGTTCGCTATCCGCTTGAACTCCGCAACCGACCCGGCCTCATTCAACGCCAATGTGTTCCCATGCTGGACGTGTTGAGTCATTGCCTTGATGAAACGACGACTCGATCCCCTCGGGGTGTCGATCATCCAGTTCAGAAGCTCGTCAACATCGGCGTGGAACACATCCTCCCCGCTGGCGGCGTCATGGATGGTGACGTCGATCCGTTGGCCGGTTGCCTTGGCTTTCAGGCCGCGTTTGCCAACGACCAGGTTGCCTTCGGCTTTGGCCTTCTCGATCTTGGCGATCGTCTCGTGGATGTCTTTGACGTACTTGAAATCATCGTCGTACTTTGCTGTCGGTGTNGTCAGGTCAAAGAACTTGACCTTCNACCCTTCGATCAGCTTGTCCACCCTCGAGAACTGCGGAAGCTCCCGGATNTCNGGACGAACCCCGCCCATTTTCGTGGACATGATATCGAGCTGGCCAACCTCGGACTTGAAATAGTTCCAGACACCCTTGGTCGAATCGAGGCCGTCGCCTGTGAGACGGGCCTGATTGTGCCACTCCCACATATTGTTCCACGCCATCTCATAACGCTGGTTGCGGTGGAGGAATTCGGTGATGGCAAGGTTGCGCTCTGCCTCAGTGCCAGCGCCCTCGATCTTCTTGATCCCCTCAACGATTCGCTGGACCTCGACGTTGGTGCGACGGGCCTGACGAATATCGGTCTTCGCCAACGTCTCGAAAGGATCGCTGTGTGCCAGAAAGCCGTCGGCGGCCTCCCAATTGAGGCGAACTTGATGCAACGCTGCTCGGGCGCTCTTGCCAGTCGATGAAGCCTCATCGACCGCTCGGACCGCCTCAGCGATCTGCTCATACTTGGTGACCTCGCTGACCCCCGTGCTCCCAAGAGCGGTCAACTTCCATCGACCCGCCATGCGGAACTTCGCTACCGCCCCACCGGCATACAAAGTCGGGTCAGTGGCAATGAGGAAAGCCATGTTGCCGGCGCTCGAAGCGATCCTGCCCCATTTGCTGGTGGGGTCACCGCCCCCACGCCGAACGATGTCGTCGCCCCAGTTGATACGACCACCGTCCAGCTTCTTGATCGCATCCTGAAATACCGGATCGGCGGTCTTCGAAGCGATCTCGAACAGTTTCGCGTCCCATTCGGGCGTGTCTTCCTGAATGTTCAATTCATGCAGGATGTCTTTGTAGGCCGTGCCGCCAGCCAGCTTGCGGGCCAACCAAAGGTTCGTCCCAACCGTGTCGAAATCTGCACCGGTTGCCTCGAACACGGCGGCAGCCTCGTTGATCTGGCGGGTGTGGAACGTCTCTTCGGCCCGACCGGCGTCCCCCCATGCACGCCAAAGCGACGAAGGATGCGCTATCCCATACCCCACCCCAGTAAAGAAGGCTGTAGTCCCATACCCCGAAGCGTCGATCGCCAAGCCACCATTACGATCCGGGATCTTACGATCGTTGACATCCCAAAATCCGTAGATCGAGTTGCCATTGGGGCCATAGCCCTTGAAATTGTTGCGGTCGGCGTTCAGGACTGCCGTCCGGTACACCCTCTGCGTGTAGTTCCCGACAGCATCGAGAGCATGGAGCGCCACCTTGCCGGCATAATTTGCCCCCCGGAACGGGGCCAGGGCGATCGTGGCCGGGATATTCAACGCATGGGCAATCAGGCCATTACCACGAGGGCCGAGTGCCACATCACTCTGGTTTGAGAATGGGCCAGATTCGACACCGGGGAGAAGTCTCGAACCCTTGTTGATGGCCTGCTTGACACGACCAGTCAGCGGGATCCCTGGAGCGTGGAAGAACGAACCGAAACGGCTGCCGCCCTTATGCTCCGACGCTGGTTCGTAACCCATCGCACGCAACGAATCCTGCATCGAAGGAGTCAACTGACCGAACTTGGCTTCGGCCAACGATGGGTCCATGCCCTTGTAGTTGTCGGACATTTGCTGCATGTATGATTCGCCGGCCATATCGGCGGCCATCGAAATCATCATCGAATCGTCGGTCGTGCCACCCGCGAGGGTGGCGACCATCGTCGGGTCCTCGGAGAACCCCGGCACCACATGGTTCAACAACGTCACCCGCCTGTTGAAATCCATGATCTGCTGCAACGACTGAAGCTGCTGCTGGGTGTGGTCAACCGGGGCCGACTGGCCTATCCCGCCAGTTGAAGGGGTCGAATCGAGTGTTGAAGTCATGCTCTCGCTCTCGCTGCTTTCGCCAACCGGGCGATACGGGGATCATTCGTTGACGAAGCGATCGTTTCCAGCATCGTCGCGTACCTATCGTTGCGGCCCCGGCCGTGATACAAGACCTCAGGCCCCGGCCCCGGACCAATCCCAGTCCCGGCAGTCACGGGTTCCCCCGGATTGTCCGTCGGAGCATTCAATGGGCGTTCCATCGGACCGGCAAAACTCTGGGCCATCTCGAGAAGCTGCTCACGGGTAGCGCCCCTCGTGGGAGGCATGTCCTCGGGGGCACCACCATTCGGCAGAACCGGACCGTCCTGCATCATCTGGCCCAACGCCTGCCCACGGCCATACGGCTGGTTCGGCGGCACATCTCTCGGTTGTCGTTTACGTGGCATCAAGCGGCTCCTACGTTGCGGTCGGAAGCGGCAAGAGCATTGTTGAGCTCACGGAGCCCGCCCAGCCCTTCCGTTGGTGCGATCTGCGGATCAAGTTGCGTCTGCGGTGGAGGCTGCGGGCCAGCCGGTGCCCCCTGCTGGATGCCGGGCTGCAACGCCGGATCGGTCTGCTGCTGAGCCTGCTCGGCTTGAAGCTCCTGCATCTTCTTGTTGGCCCGACGAAGAGCTTCGAAAATGTCGATCGACGGGTCGGTTGACTGCTCCTCCTCGATGAAGGCAGCCATGATCGGAGGCATCTGACCAGTCAACACGCCCTGCAAGATCCCCTGCAACACGGCCTGCTCCAGCTTCTCGGTCGTGATCCTCGCATTCTCGTTGTTGCCCCTGATATACGGGTGCATCTCACGGGCCGTCTCGCGAGAGATCAGCTCCGAAGCAACCATCTGCTGGACGATGATGTTTGTCGCCTCAACGCCGGCACCGGTGATCGAATACCGAGCACGGTTCGCATAGTTCGACTCGACGTGGACGTTCGGGGTGAACTCAACAGCGTCAGTGTCGCCGGCATAGCCGGGGAACAAGAAGAACTTCTTCGCCCCGTACTGCTTCTCGAACATCTCCAAGATGACGGTGTTCAGATGAGGCAGGTACGACTCCATGACCTCCTGTGCTTCCTGCACCCTCGGATCGACAGCCTCCGACATGAGAGTGTCGATGCCCCGACCGGTACGAAGAGCGCCATACGTCTCACCGCCCGTTTGAGGAACCAAGCCCGTAGAAATACGGAAATCCCGTTCAAACCGGTCCGCAAGTTGGATGCCCGACTGGTCGGGCGAAGCGGTCAGGTTGCCGATTGCTTTCGCACCCAGAACGACGTTCACTTCGCCGGTGCGGCCATCCTTCCACTTGTTGGTGCCGTCATTCACGACAACCGCCTGCGTCTCATCACCCAACACGTACTTGTCGGGGAACACGGCCTTCTCGGTCGCCGCCAACTGGAGACGCATCAACCGGGCCTTGATGTCAACCAGACCAGTGACATTGGTGATCTGCGAAATGATCTTGTCCATCGTGACACGGTGGGGGACAACAAAAGGAGCATTGTCGAGGCCATGCTCCCACCGGGAAAGCTCCATGATCGAATTCTCGCCACGCATGTCGTCATACAACGAATCATGGATGCGGCGAGGACCAACAATCCCGTACACCCATTCCGTGTCATCCACCCAGAACGCTACATCCCACATCTGTTCATGGTTCGAAGTAGGCGTCGAAACAGGGCCACCGTTGGCTTTCGATGATGCTGGGTAATGGTGCATCAGCCAATCGGCCGACTTGCCGAAAATGAAAGCACAATTGCGAGGGTTGGCGAGATCCTCAGGGGCCTGCGGCTCCGGGTACGCCGAAAGCGGGTCCATCACCTTGATTCTTGGCATCCCCAAAGCAGGGTCAGGCATGACCGCCGCTGCCATCGACGCGTACCCGTACAGGTGTCGGTACATGCGGCGCATCCCCAACCCGAAACGGGAACGCTCGTAGCACTCCAGGATGGCCTTCTCCCGGATGTTCGCATACTGGCGAGAACGAACACCCGACTCCTTGCCGGGCTGGATCGCCGGACAAGCGATACCCGGAATGGTGCTGCCGGCCCGCATCGACAACTGATCGACCGCCTCAGCAACCAAAGCAGGGATCAACGGATCGAGCTGCTCCTGCTCAAGCTCGTTATCCAACGGCAACACCCAGCCATCAACACCACCGTTGTAGCGATTCTTCACGTCGATCATGCGCCGCTTTATGGCGTCATCATCTCGCTGACGAACAACGATCGTGTTTACGATCTCATCCCATGTGATGCTCATGCTGCGTCATACTTTCCACCCGTACCAAACAGGTTGCCTACGGTCGGTTCATATCCTAGACCCTCAGCCTTGATGTGTGGAGTGGACCTATCCATGATCCCCACCCGGCGACGTTTACGCCACTCGATCCAACAGAACCAGAAAGCCATCAAACGATCCTGACGAAGCTTCGCACCGGAGACTCTCGGACGCCAAGCCAGACACTCACGTTTGAAATCATCCGAGTTGTACCGGGTCTTCGTGTCATCGGCATACGGAATATCGACCTCCGACTTCATGAACGAAGTCGCCATCGAAGCCAAACCGATGTTCTCGTCATACTTGTTACGGCCCGTCAAATGGCCACGAGGACGGAACCCGTAAGCGTCCCTCAAACGGATCAGCTCCTCATCCTCGATCAGGCCCTTCTGGAAAGCCATCGTCTCAATGATCACATCCGAACAGACACAGCCCCTCGCCGCCCAACGAAGGATCAGCTCCTCAACCACCCGGAAGATCTGCGAGTTCGTGGTCAAGCCACGCTCAACCCGAGTCTCCAACAAGATCAGCTTCTCGTCGTTGAATTGGGTCACCGCGAACGCCGACGTGCCACCAATCGACGGATCGACCCCAATCACGATCGGGCCATACTCCGGGGTCAGCGTCATGCAACATCGAACGCAACGGATTCAGGCACCGGCCCACCGACTCCTCAGTGAAAGTCGAATCGCCCTTCGCCACCGGCTTCTGCATGTAGTTCCGGTTCCAGGCATCCTCACCGACGATCTCACGCTGACGATCCAACATCTCCATCGTCCAACCCGTCTGGCTCTTCTCGTCGTAAGGCCACAACGGCTCAGGCCCATTGCCACGATCAATGATGGCAGGCAAACGGATGATGTTCAGAACCCTCGAAGACAACTCCTCCTCCAAGATCTCGTAGATGTCCCCGATCTCGACCTTCGTCCCGTTGATCGTCGTGCGGCCACGCTGCCCCGGCCTCGAGAACCAATCCTGACGGATCTTCTGGGCATCCTTCGCCGCCGACGAGATGTTGTTCAACGACTGCACATCATCCAAATGAAGATGATCGGTACGGGTACCAGCCACCTGCGAACCAATACCCAACGCCACCATCGAGAAATCACGTTCGTCATGATCCGACTTGCGGTACACGTTGAAAAAGTCGGCGCCCCAAGGCTGCCGGATAGCCGAATCGGCATTGCCGGTGTTCTTTCGCCGGCCCTTCGTCTGCGGAATGAACGGACCCCACTCGTTCACGTAACGAGGAAACGGGCCATCCGGGTCCATCCGCAACTTCACCCTCGACAAGATCTTGCGGGCCATCCCCTGCGACTCCGACCCGACAGTGAACCGGTACGACGGCTCCAACGCCAGCTTCCAAGAAGCGTAATCCTCGAACAGCGTCGTCTTGCCATGCTCCGGGGGCAACAAGATCATCGTGATCTGGCCAGGAGGAGTGTGCTCATACGAGTTCACCAGTTCCAACTGGAAATCAGGCGTGTCCATCTTGAAGTAGTGCTTCCGAAAAACGTAGAACTCCTTCTTGTGCCACTCATCCATCGAGAAAGCATCCCCACCCTGAAGATGGGTCATGTGCCCCTCCAAAGCAAAATCACGCTTCACCGCATCAACCTTCGAAGCGAACCTCGGATAGTTCGTTCGCCACCGCCTATACGTGTTCGGCTGCACGTCGATGATCACGCAAGCCTCATTCACGCTCCCGCACTTCTCAAACGCCTCCAAGAAATTCTCTCGGTTGCGTTGGCCGATTCGAAACGTTCGTTCACCAGAAGGCATGAACGGATGCTACAACGCGAAGGTCCCCGCGTGGGATGGCACACGGGGACCTACTACCACAGGGTTGTGGTGAGTACTACGGATGGTTGCCGTTCTTCGGCAGATCAGGCTTGGTCTTGCCAAGATGAAGAGTCGTGCCACCAGACACGATCTTGCGATTGCCGATCCCCTTGTTCGGGATGGTTTCACCAGCGCTCTTCGGAGACATACAGAATCACCCCCTCTCAGAACTCGGCCCGCTCAGTGCCAAAAGCACAATACGGGTTTGCGTTCCCCAACACATGCAAAGTCTTCTCTGCCAAATTGCCGGCCACCTCCAGACACCTCGTAGCACCCGGAGCGATCGTCACCGTCTCCACCTGACCAGCAGCAGTGATCGTCAAATCGAACGCCACCGACAAATCATTCGTGGCATGAAGGTTCGTGACCACCAGCCAAGGGAAATGCTTCCCGAACGTCACCGTGTCCTCCGTCGCCAACGTCAACGTCTTCGTGCCAGTAGCGCCAGTCACAGAATAAGCAGCCATCGAAACTCCTTCATCAAACTCCCCACACAGTAACACGCCCCGCCCAACAAGCCAGCAACACAAATGTCCGTACATTTCCAATCAAATGTCCGTACAAATACATCACTCCCGAAACTAGAGAGGCAACGGAGGAAGGACTACAATCGGACTCGATGACGGAAACCCGGATAGTAGACGGCAAGACCCTACAAGGTCACACAGCTGCCCTATCAAGGACCGGACACCAACGCCCGCAAGCCGAGAATCACCAGCAAAGGTGAACGGCGAAGGGCAGCGATCAAACGGAACCGGCGACGGCAAGGGCGTACCCCCGGCTAGAGCACGGCAACAACCGATCCGCTCCCAGCGAGGCCCGCACCCGAAACCACGGAAGGCCAAATAACGTACCCCGGAAACGGGGGTAAAGAGGACTGCAAACAAACGTGGCACGCTGTACAAGTCACCACCACGTTCGGCCTACACGGTGTCCGCTTGGGGGGGGGGAAACACGAAGGTCTACCCACGACACGACCCGGACACCCCACGGCAGGGGACAAACGAATGAAGAGTTGTCATCCGATAAATTCTCAGACGTTCTCAGTCCAAGAAATTGTCATCCAATAAATTTCTACACAGACTGGACGAATATATAACAACCCCCCCTGCTGGTACATGCCCCTTGCCTCCTTCGCTGGGGCGAAGTAGTCAAGGAACACGCACCAGTCAGGACGGGTCGGCACGGTCCCGCCGCCAACAGACATCAAACGCCGTCCTCCGAAAGAAAAACAGCCCCTCCTCAAAAAGCTCTGTTCTCTTCTCGTGTGTGACCTGCCTCTTTCACTGATCTTCTTTACATCTTTCTCATGCGTAAGACGGGTTGTTCCTTGTATCTCTTAGTATCTCTTTCTCG